AAGCAATCGGGCGCGTGCTCCCCGCCATCGAGAGCGAGTGGTGGCAGGCTGAAAGAATAGTCCGTACAGAAACAGCGTGGGCATACAATGCTTCGCACCGAGACGCTATTGAAGACACAGCGCGTGAAGTTCCCGGAATGAAAATGCAGTGGGAGGAAATGGTCGACGAGGACGGGAACCCGTATGACGATAGAGTGGCAATCGATTCACTCGCAATGCACGGGCAGGTCGCTGGCGTCGGCGAAATGTTTTACATGCCGCCCGCGACACCGAAAGGCGAAGCGATACCCGAATCATTGCAAGGTCAAGAGTGGGCATTCCCGCCCAATCGACCGAACGACCGCGCGGTTGTGTCGCCATGGAAACGCGACTGGGGAATTCCCGGTTGGGTTTGGCGAAACGGAAAGCGTGCAACTGCGCTATGAGAAAACGCCCGGCGAAATTGGGGCCGTCATTTCTAAAAGTTTTGCGGCACGCAATTCGACAACGGCACCCGAAACGGAAATACAAAATTCGGGACGATGGATACGTCGAGGTTTTGGTTGGCCGACGCGGATATATTTTGGAGCATCGCTTCATGATGGAGTGCCATCTCGGACGCAAATTGAAAACCGAAGAAGATGTGCATCATAAGAATGGGCGGTGTTGGGATAACCGTCTCGAGAATTTGATTGTCACGACTCACTCGCAACATTTGAAAGAGCACTATCGAGAGCGACAAATCGATGTGCTCGGCAGATTCAAAAAGAAGATCGCCGTATGACTTCTTGTCTCGACAGATTGTTTTGGTGTACCGTTTCGCTGTTATCTTTTGACCGACCGTTAAAGGGGAAAAACAAATGCCAATTCCTGCAAAGAAAATGAACGCGTTCATTCAGCAGAATAAAAAGAAGCCGCCATTCCCCATGAAGGCGAAACAAAAGTTTGAGGCCGACGAGGACGCGAAAGAGAATCCCAAGGTCGATGAGCCCGAGGAAAAAGAAGAGGGCGAGCAGGAAGAGGATAAAGATTATTCGGCCATCGTCGAAGAGGAAGCAAAGAAAATCGATGACGGAAATCCCGACGAAGAGCTCGTCGAGAAGATGCAGGGATTTGATTTCGCGCTCGACGATTTCCCCGAATGGGTTACCGAACAAGAAGATCAAGACAAGTGGAACGATGCCAAAGACGCGGTTGATCCAGAGGGCGAAGGAATGAAACACAATGACCCTTATCTATTGATCGCACACGTGTACAAACGTATCGGCGGCAAAGTGGCGTGACGAGTACTTGCGCTCTGGTTGTATTTGTGGATAGAGTCAGCGATATGGGAATTGAATTCAATTTCAAAGGGGCGGGAGATTCAAAAAAAGGTCTTGTCGAATCTCCTTTTGATGCGCAAATGCGACCGGCGTTAAAAGACCCCGTATCGCAACCATCGAAAGAACTCGCCCCCGGTGAACCTGGAATGATCGTATGGAAAGATTTTGAATCTCGACCGCTGACACACAGTAACCTGCCGTTTGAGATCAAGAAATAGAGGACGCAATGGCGATTCATCCCGGCGTGAAAACGATTAGGACACCGCGAACACGAGCACTCGAACTCGGAACGGCCAAAGAAGGCTTCGGTCAGGACGCGCCCATTTGTTCGCAATGCGGCGAGATGCTGACAACCGGAATGGCGCAAGCGCCGCACGGTCACTATGCCGAAAACATTCCGCCGATGGTCGACAAGCAAAACAGTTTTCAGAAGAAGCCTTTTTAGTTTGAGCGGGGGAGGGACGCATGCCTTGTGCAATTGAGCTTGCAAAACAGGCCGAGCAGTCGAGTCAGAAATCAGTCGTCAACGTTTACGATTCCGCGATGGGATCATACTCGGAAGTAAAAACTCCACCACCCCCTACAACGCCAGCCTTGCCGAGTCCGCCTTCACCGTTCGGCGCGACAAAGTAATAAGCGGGCGCACGAAACACCAATAGGAGAACGCCAATGCCTGACCAACCCCTCTGGGTCGAATTCGCAAACGCTGGTGCCGCCTCTCAGAAAAGCGCAGCCGAACTTTTCGATGAGCGCTATGGGAAATACAAAGACGAAGTTGCCGACAACAAAGACACCGAATCAAAACTTCCACAGGCTTCGTTGCCGCAGGCCCCCGACCCCTCGCCTTTTAAGATTGGCCCGGGCTGATTTGCTGTGAACCTTTTTTCGTGAGTTGAGATGGCCGACCAATTCGTTTTATCCGGCAGCTATACCGTCACGCCGCTCTCGTTGACGTCGCTTGATCCATCGAGCGCTTCGCCGATCGATGAGCCGCTTGCGTTGAAGAGTAAGTTGCCAATAGACATAACACTCTCGGTCGATACGCCGGTCGCGGTTCCATTTGGAACGATGGCTAATGCGCACATTGTCATTTTGAAAGCGTTCGGCGGTAAAGTTAAGGCGCGTTTGACAAGCGCGGATGGCACGACGCAGGCAATTCCATTCGACTCATTTTTGATTCTGATGTCGCAAACGGTTCCGATCACGGCAATCGATCTCACTCGTGTTTTGGCGACCGCAACAACCGTAAAAGTTTTTCTGGGCGAGAAAGCATAATCAATCCTTAAGGAGCAAAAATGCCAACTACAACCACTGCCGTTGAGACCCTGAAGACTGTTTTGAACGAAGCCAATCCCAATAGGATTGCCGATGCGCTCGCCAAGATCGACCTCGGCACGATGTTCACGGCCGTCGAATATGACACGGGCACGATCACAGGCGTTGCAGGCGTGACGATTCCAGGCAACGGCGCCCTGCTTGTTCAGAGTGCTCGTGTTGTCACCTCGGGAACCGGCGCCAGCGTCGGAACCTATCTCGCGGGCGACTCCGCTGTGACTCCTCTTCTTCCCCCCGGCGGCGCCTCGACGGCAGTTGGAATCGCGGCTCTCTCAGTCGACGGCAAGACGATCACCTTCCCGAATACAGTCACCCGCGCAGTCATTCGCTACGTGCCCAACACTGTCGTTGCACTGACCGAAAAATTCGCCAGCGTATAAGAGTCGCTCGCTTATCCACACTTATACAATGAGGTTGTTTAACCGTAGGCTCTCAAACTATCGAGAGCCGAATCACCCCAAAAGGCGGAATCGCGCTCTGAAATAGTCGACGGTCATTCTGTCGTTGCAGATACGTGACGACGGCGGTGAACAGTCGGTGAATACAGACGGGATACCCCAAGACAAGGACACGACATGCCAGACGGGACGCAAGAGGTTCAGACAAGCGGTTCACCACCGCTCGGCGCACCAGTATCAATCGATCCTATTCAGCCACCGATGCCGACCGAGCAATCGGAAAAGCAAAATGGGAACGGGCAACAGTCGGAATTCTCGACGACCGGGAACGGAAAGAATTTTATCGTTCCGCAACACGCATTCAAAAAAGCAAAAGATGACGCACGCGAAAAGGGCCGCAAAGAGGCAATCGATTCAATTGTAAAAGAGCTCGGCTTATCGAGCGTCGATGAATTCAAGGGGCTGATTCAAGGCGTCAAGAGCGGCAAAGTCAAAGCGCAACCGCCACGACAAGAAGTTCAGAAAGTGGATTCGGATAAGAGCAAACCCGAGAGCAACAAAGAGGCGAGTCAACTCTTCAAAGAGCGCAGCAAGTGGCAGAAGACCTATGAGTCACAGAATCAAAGATTGAGCCAAGAGTCACGAGCTCGAAAAGATCTCGAGCAACGCCTCGAGGCAAAAGACGCTGAGATGGCCTTGATGGCGGCGGCGTTCACGGCTGGTATCAGAGACGATGTCTCGGTCGAAGTCGCGATTCGGATGCTGACCAAACACGTCGAGAGTTTGAGCGAACAAGACCAAGCGAAATTCGATGAACGGAAATACTTCTCGAGTCTGAGAGAGTCACACCCAGTTTTGTTTAGCGAAGTGGTTCGGCCGGCGACAACGGGAAATGGGAGCAGCAATGTCAATGCGCCCAAGCCTGGAACGCTGACACAAACCGCAGCGGTACTAGGGAAAAAAGATGCTCGAAAAATGAACCCACAAGAATATCGAGAGCATCTTCTTTCACAGGGCTTGAAGCTTAATATTTGAGAGCACGTCTTCGTCTTGCGGGTCACACAAGGGTTCGCCGGAACGATGACGGCAAACGGGGAAGTTTAACAAACCACAAGACGAGGACGCAATCATGACTGATTTTTCAATTATCGTTCAATCGCCAGAAATCCGAGCAATCGTTCAGGAGAACACCCTTGAGCGCGCCTTTCATGATGCGCTTTTCCCTCGGCTGTTATTTCGCGGCGAGGCGACTGCCGAGTTGTGGGCAGGCCAGGTCGGCGACAGCATGACGTTCACGGGCGCAGGGCTCATCAAGCCGAAAACCAAGCCGCTCGTTCCAGGATCCGACCCCGTCCCCAGCACGTTCACGAGCGAGCAATGGTCCTCGACTCTGAATCTCTATGCGGACGCGATCGATACGAATATGCCGACCTCGATGGTTGCGATCGCCAATTTGTTTTTGCGCAACGCCCAGCAACTCGGTCTCTCGGCCGGTCAGTCACTCAACCGCCTCCCGAGGAATCGGCTCTTCAACGCGGCTGAATCGGGACACACGGTTGCCGATGGCCCGCAGGGCGCTGTCACGACCATCTCTGTCAAGCGACTCAACGGGCTCACCAAAGCACGTCGACCCGACCTCGCGCTTGGAAGCCCCGTTCGATACGATGCGGTCAGCGCAAACAATCCGCTGAAGATTCGGATTTGGGATACGACTGGCGCCGGCGTTGAAGTCTCTCGAACCGTTGTCGGCTTCTCCGCTGCTACGGCTGGTGACGAAGTTGGTCCCGGCACGATCACAATCGCGGGCGGCGCTGTCACGGTTGCCGATCGCGCGTATATCGTCTCCGAGGATCGAACCTACTTGGTTCGCGTCGGCGGCGGCATGAAGATTGACGATGTCGGCAGCACCGACCTCCTTCGCCTCTCAGATATCAGAGCCGCGATTTCGCGTTTCCGAACCAGCAACGTTCCCCCGATGCCTGATGGGAAATACCATTGTCACCTCGACCCGACCTCTGAAGCCCAAGTGTTCTCGGATCCAGAATGGCAGCGTTTGCTGACCGCCTTGCCCGATTACTACATGTATAAGGATTTCACAATCGGTCAACTCCTCGGCACCGTGTATTTCCAGAACTCCGAAAACCCGATTCCTGAAACCGTCGATGGCGGCCTCACGGCGACCTACTCGACCGACGAACCCTTCGCCGGCGAGCTCTTCAATACCGGCGCGACCTCGGGTGTCAAAGTTCACCGCGCTCTGTTTGTCGGGCAGGGAATGCTTCGTGAGTACTACACCAACCTCGATGAGCTGATCACCGAGGCAGGCATCACGGGCAAAACCGCAGAGCCAAGAATTACGAACAACGGAATCGAAGTCTTCACAGAGCGGATTCAGATGATTCTCAGAGCGCCTCTGAACCGTTTGCAAGATCAGGTTTCTACCGCCTGGAAGTTCATCGGCGATTGGCCCGTCCGCACGGACGTCACCACCGGCGACTATGCTCGTTACAAACGAGCTTGCGTTGTTCAGCACGGCGAATAAATTTCCCTCTTTTAAGCCCGCGCCGACTTTGTGTTTGATTCGGCGCGGGCGGATAATGAGTTCGCATGCTGATGGTCGACAAACCTTTGCTCAACCATTGTGTTGAGCATTCCTGGCGATGGCCTTCGGGCCCTTGTGTGCTCCCGCGTAGGAGCCAGTTCGCCTATCTCGATCCGAGCATCTACCAAGACGCTCACGCAAAGATCGAGAACTCGGGGCTTCGTGCCCCATCCGTTGCTCTCGCAAACCCTGGCTTCGTGCCATGGAACCGCAAGAGCAACAATCGACAGATGAACTTGCACGCGGAGTCGGTCACTCCTCGTCAGTGCTCATGGGGCGCCGTAGAAGATTCTCACTCTTCGGAGCGTGATTCCTCTCGGCATAATTCCTGGGATACGATTCGATTGTTTTTCAGATTCTTCCCCCACGATCGGGGACCAAAGATCGGATATGAAAAATCGCGAATCGTATCTCCTGTCATCTTTTTTAACTCTTGACGGAGGCACAAAATGGCCAAGGTTCGAATGGTCGAGGAGACAAAATTGGAAAATAAAATTTATGCGCCTCCCGTTGTAAAAACGCAAAGCCCGGCTGAAATTGCCAGACTGCTCAAAGAGGATTCACCTCCGAAAGTCGAGCCCACTGTCGAGCCACCGCTAGTGCAGCCCGCCCCATTGACGGGAAGATATTTGGTGCTCGAGGCGAAGATCGTTTCCTTCAACGGCCATATCACTTTTTTGCCGAAGGACACGCTCGTCGACGATTCGAGTTATGGGCCGGGAGCAATCGAAAAACTTCTTGCAGCGGGTGTGAAACTAGAAAAACAGGCTTGATCAATTGAGGACCTATGCCTCTCGATGCCGCTGAAAAAGAACGCTGTCGTTTTCATCTTGGCTATCCTGAAATTCAGGCGGCGGCGTCTATTCAATTCGGCATTCCTCGCCCGATGCAAACCGCATTTTTGGTTGAGTCGGCGATGAATTTGATCATCGAAGAAGCGGTCGACAGAGTACGACGCATTTTGAAAGTGATGGATGATCTCGAGACGAAGTTGATCGAGTCTCAAGATCGTCTCGCGGCGATTCAACTTTCCGATTTGCACTTGCGCGACAACGAGCCCGACCAACTCGAACACGAGTATGTTCGATGGGGTTATCGGCTCGCGGATCTTGTGGGCGTTCCAGTTTACGTTTATTCAACTCGATACAGGAGTTCATTCACTGCGGGTGTTAGTTCTATACCCGTTCGTCATGGATAACGCCGGGAGGGCGAATGGCAAAATTCTTCGACCCAACCAGCGTCCAGCTAAACAAAACTCTGGCACGTCGATTCATTCCGCTTGCAGATCAACTCCGAGATCTGTTGAGCAAATTCGGTTTGCGCCCCTACAAGGTTCGCATCGTCAGAGCGAAATGGAGCGGCGGCGAGAGAGGCGTTGGAACACTCTCTGAGATCTCCGAGCTCGTGTTGCTCCCGACACCACGCATTCATGACCTCATCAGTCTGACCGAGATCGTTCAGCCGGTCGGTCTCGATGAGATCGGCGCGGTGATGCTCGACGAAATCAGCGGGCGATTTACCGAAGACGATTTGATGGGGCGCGATTCGGACGGCTCACAGATACCGCTCGACGAAGAGATGTTTTACGAGGTTGAGTTTCCGCGACCCGATGGCAAGGCGGGACCGCGACGAAGATTCTATCCACGCTCGGCGCCGCACTATGCGGCCGGCAAACTCCAATGGATGGTTCACCTCGAGAAAGTTCACGAAGACAGAGCTCGCGTAGGAGACCCCGAATAAATGGCTCACTACGTCACCATGGGCCAATGGGCCAAGTTTATGTTGGAGCTCGGCAAAGACTACGAGCCGACCGTTCGCCGAGGAATCAAATCGGGCGGCATGCGCTCGTTGCGCGTACTTCAAAAGGCCACGATGAAGGCGCCAAGCGGCGCTCATGGAACGGCGGGGCAGGGCATCTATGGCGCGGTGAATACGGGGCAATACAAACGCTCGTGGAAATATACCGACACAGCAGAGGGCGGCAAGGTCTTCAATAACGCACCCTACGCGCCCATCATCGAGTACGGTCGACGACCCGGCAAGGGCATCTCTCAGGTTGGGCAAATTGCGGTAGCGACTTGGGCGATGCGAAGGCTCGGCGTCGATTATTCAAAGGCGAAGGGGATCGCCTATTGTCTCTCGAGAAAATACAAAAGAGTCGGCTTGAAAGGGCGCTACGTTTTGAGGAACAGTCTGCCTGAGATAGAGACTGCCATCAACACCGAGGTCAAAAATCAAATCGACCGCACGTTAAAGAGGCTCGCCGGAAAATGACATCGACTCCTACAGGCGCGGTGGTTTCCTCGAAGGTCGGCACAGTCCTTGTGTCCGATCGAACCGCACCCATTGAGCCGACCGCTAACTGTGAGACCGACACGAGAACGGCACTCACTCGGGGCCTCTCAGAATATCTGAGTCAGATAAAAATTCAGATGCCCGGCGGTCGAGAGTTGAGATTGAAACGAGTCATCGAGAATTGGAGCGAGCCCGAGGATGTCGCGACGTATCCATCCGCGCTTGTCTACTCGACCGAGGCGGGCGAATATGATGCAAGTCGATTCACCCCCGGTCTAAACAAAGACTACAGACTCGCCGCGCCCGATGGTCGATACTTTGTGGTTTTGGCGGAAATGGTTTTGAATCTGGTTGTTGATGTTTGGGCAACCGACCCGAGAGAGAGAATGGGGCTTGCGAAAATGTTGGAGGATGCGTTCAATCCATGTGACTGGATGTATGGGTTCAGACTGGACTTGCCGCATTACTATAACGCGCGCTCTTCATACTCTTTGAAATCGATCTCGTACGTCGACGATTCGGACGATGCGATGAAACGATATCGCCGATTGATTTTCACTCTACAAGGCAACATTCCGTTGATGAAACTTGTTGCCTATCCCGATGCTCGGTTCCAGCATAAACTCACTGTTACAGACGACCCTCAAATTTCATTGGCTGATGACTGTTAGAGGAGAGAAATCATGTCAGGATTTGTTCGCAGGTATGGAAGTTTTCCCGGGCAAGAGACCATCACTCTGATTGAAGGCGTTGTGATCGTCGACTTGCCGCCACCCGGCGCCGTGAATGGTGTCGGAACGGGAACGGTCGCGGTCATCGGTGAATTTGCTGACATGACCTACGCTGTTTCTGTCGACACAACGGGTGTTGTTACAACCAAACCCCAACCCGTCGAGGTCACCTCGGCTCAAGATCTGCTCGACAAACTCGGCGGATTCGATGAGTCGATTGGCGACACCGGCATCAGCGGCGGTTCTGGATTCATCGCTCTGAGAAACAAGAAGTTCTCGAGACTCATTTGCGTGCCCGTGAATCTCGCAAGCGCAAACGCTGTGAGACTCTATCGAGATCTTCCGACGAACAAGAGCGCCACGAATCCCACGCCAATCGTCACTGTCTCTGCCGGTTCGGTTGCGGCCGGGCGTGAATTCAAGAGCGGCGTTAATCGAGTCAAGGTCGGCAAACGCTGCACGTTCACAGGCGTTGGCGCGTACTCGCAAAACGTTGACGGTGCAGTAACAGCGGCCGGCGCTCCCGCGCAATTCCAAACCTTCACTTCGGTACTCGGCGGATTCTTAACTGCCAACGGTGGCGTCGGCGTCAAGAAGGGCGATTTCTTGGTGCTCGGTGTGATTGGCGGGGCTGGTGCTCTTGGCACGAACGCCGCAACCTATCGAGTGAGATCTGACCCGACTCTCGCAACCGCATTGGTCGTTGAGAAACTCGACGGCACGAACTTCGATTGGTCGACGACCACGGCGCTACCCTATCGCGTTCATCCCGCGACCGATGCCGACACGGGCGTCGGCGAGAGCGACGATGCTATCGCGTGCACGGTGCCCGCGCGTCCTCTCGATGCAACGATTCTCGCCGCGACGACCATCAACCCCACAATCGTCCCCACAGCGGGAACGGCGACGACTTGGGATCCGCTCTCGGGTCTTCAGATGAGAACGCACCCGACCGGCGCTCTCACGTACACCTCGACGATTCAGGCCGCGAATGCTGTCAGCGATGCAACGATTGATGCGCTTTACGCGTCGTGTTTCGACTCGTTGCTCGCCGACGAAATGCCTTCACGGGATGTGAACATTGTTGTGCCTGCTCGAACGAGTGAGACCATTCGCACGAAACAGAGAGCGCATATACTCGACGCAAGCGCGATAGGCTACGGACGCATCTCGCCAGTCTCTCCCCCGCTCACCACACTCACTGTGAGTGCAGTTGTGACTGATGCGTCACCGGGCGTCGGAGCGACTCGAAACGAGCGCATCATCTACAATTGGCCGGGCGCACAGACGTTCATCCCCGAGGCAGTTGGCTTCACCATGAAGGGCGCGGATGGCTTCAATCACGCTGACGGAATGCTCGATACGCAACTCAACATGTGGATGGCCGCGCTACTCTCGAACCTCGCTCCCGAGCGAAATCCCGCGCAGTCGACGGACCCGGTTCCAGCAATTCTCGGACCGATAACGTCATTTCAGCGAGGCGTTTCCGGTCTCAACATGACCGACTACATTCTGATGCGAAAGATGGGCATCGCCGCGATTCGATTCGACCGCACCATCGGCGGGTTCATTTTCCAGAGCGGCGTTACCTCGTCTCTCACGTCGGGGCAGAAGAACATCAATCGTCGACGCTTCGCGGACATGCTCGAAGATTCTTGCGCCGAACGTTTGAACCAGTTCGCAAAGCAACCGCTCACGCAAGGGCTCAAAGACTCGGCGGTCGGCGAGATGGAGGCATATCTCTCCGGTCTCAAGAGCGAAGACAATCCGTCTGCGCAACGACTTAACGACTACCTGATTGATGACGTCAGCGGCAACACCCCGAATCTTGAGGCGAAGGGGATTCATGTGATAATTATGAAGGTGCGGACGTTGCCGACCGGCGATTTCTTCGTGCTACAGGCGGAGATTGGCGAGGACGTCACGATAACCGTAACGTAGTGCCATTTTTCCTCTGATGTGCAATTGGTAAGGCTCCTCGGAATTTCTCCCTCCGAGGGGCTTTTTTATCGAATTGGACAATCGAGTTTTGAACGAGTAGGCTGTGAATATTCAGACGGCCACACCTTCATTTTGAAGGGATAGGGCGCGTGATTGCCGAGAGGCTTTCCGCGCTTTTCTTTTTGGTGAAGCGTCTAAGGTAAGGGTCAAGTCATGGAGCACAGGATCAAGGGGCAGGAAATTGAATTGATCTACATTCTCAACGGCGAGCCCAAGACGAACATCACGAATATTCGCTCATTCGAGGCGGCAATCCAAACTGAAATTCTCAAGGAAGGCTACCTGAACGAGAAGACGGATCGCCGCGATGAAATCTTTCGCGGTTGCCGAGGCAAAACAGAAATTCATTTCGAGAACGGCGAGATTTTCAAACTCATCAAAGAGATCGTCGACCGCGCGCAACGACAGAAGCCCGGCAGCATGATCAACTTCAAAGCGACGATGAACTTCCCGAGCGGCGAGCGCATTCGCCACATTTTCAAAAACGTTTTCTTCGGCGAAATTCCTATCGGCTTCCCGAGTCGTGCCGACTACGGAACAATCAATCTCGAATGGGAATGCGAAGGGTACAGCAAGTTCTAAGATTCACACGTAGTAAAAACACAAAGGGAGAAATGCAATGGATCAAGCACGACAGATCTATGTTTACGATGTCCCCGAAGAGGTGCGTGTCAACGGTATTGAATCGATGGGGGTGCGTGAATTGACCATCGAAGAGGAGAAAATGGTTTATCGTCGAGTAGGATCGGATATCGCGGCGGCAGTTTCAGAGCTCTCGAAACAGGCGCTTTGTGAAATCAACGACCAAAAGGTTACTCTCGCGGATGGCTCTGCCGATAAAGCCTATGAATCGTTTTCGCCTCAACTTCGGCAGCTAATTGTTACCGCGTACACAGAGACAAATAACGCAAAAGAGGAGACGATAAAAAAATTCCAGGCCAGCAGACGTATCAAGGTTGGATGACGTTTGCTGGGTTTGTTTGCGCGATGTATCGGCAAGCGGAGATCGAACCAATCGAGGCGAGTTTGTGGAAGTTGATTGCATTCGCCGCACGCTATGGGCATCAACAGGTGCCCAACATTTTGTCGATGACGAAACGAGAGCTCGATCAATTTGTCGATAAG